CCAGCGGAGAACCAGGCCGCAAATCAGGAAACTGACGCATGGTCACTTCCAGCCCCTTCACTTTCCATTCCGCAGGCACGCCTTGTTGTCCCACTACATACACTGCAGGAACTTCCGTGCCATCAGGCAAGATGTATTCGCCAATCAAGTCGGGACTAGCCGAAAGCAGAGTGACAATAGTATCGCGAAACTGCGTGATGTTCACAATGAAAAAGCCTGCCGTATAGGCAGGCTAGCAAAGAAACAATGGAGAAAGAATGATCAGGAGTTAGGAGCAGTTGGGATGATGCTGCCAGTCTCTTCGGCGTTTTGGTGAATGCCAATACGACCACGGCTGATCAAATCGAACGTAACTTCAACGAGGTTATCGGCAGGATAGCTCTCGTTGTAGTTCATCACGCGACCAACATAAGCCACGCGATCATAGTAGTAGGTGGTGCCAGAAGCGCCAAGTTGCTTGTTGATTTCAACGTACACTTCCGAATTCTTGTCATAGCGCGAAGCGCTGATCACCTGGAAAGCTTCGTCGAAACTGTCAGGCAGGAACACGGTGCCGTCCACGTCCTTCTGGAAATAGGAGGTGACAGAAGCAGTGGCCTGAGAGGTGACGATAACGCTGTCAGAGAAGCCGCCGCCGCCAAGCAGGTAGAATTCCGTGTTGCCATCGTTGAAGGCCACGGAAGCCGTTGTAGCGGCCTGCAGCGTGTAAAGAGTGGGAGCGCCGCTAACGGTGAAGGTGGCGCCACTCTGAGTAATCACAGGACGAGCAACGCCTGCAATCGAGCCAACACGCACAATAACGTCTTGGCTCTTAACCAGTTCAGTCGGGTGGTAGAGCATGAGAAAATCCTCAATGGGAAAGAAAGTGGTTAAGCGTCAGACGTTCTGTACGCTTCCTTTACCAACCAGTCTAAAAATGCCTCTGATTGGCGTGCCAAGAAATTGCCAATAATGCTCAGCAATTTGTTCGTTCGGCAACAGCTCAAACCGACCTTCTCTACCATTGATCGTTGCCGCAGCGGAGCTTCCAGGCGTGATTCCAGAAAGCGTGAGAGGGCTAGTTAATTTGCCCTCCATGTACACTGCAGTGGCATCAGCCCCAAGCAAATAGTCAAACCGAGGATTGTTCTTTTGCTTCAACGAGGCGTAGTAAGTGATGCCAGTGGCCGTAGCCACATAATTGCCAGTGGTTGCATCTTGTGCATATCCAGAAGCCACTTGCCAGACCAAAGTGGCATTAGCGAGTGGCGACAGGACATTACTCATACGACGAAACCAACTGTGGTAGATCCAGCGACGGTATCAAGCATGCGCTTGAACTCTTGTCCGTATTGCGTGGCATCGAGGCCATTGCCATACACTTTGCCCTCTGTGGCACCAATTTGAATGCCCATTTGTGCAAGCTGAATGGCAATAATGTGAGCTGCTAGATGCTTGACGGCCCGGTCAGTTTGACTGCCAAACACATCATTAGTAGCGTCTGCTGCAGCTTCATCAAGAGCCCCGTTCACAATTCCCGATGGGTGGGGAGTGAATTCAGGAAAGCGATCAAGAAAACTTGCGTAGGTGACGGCCATGATCAGACCTTCCCAGCTTTAATGTTTTCCAGGCGCTTGTTAATGGCATTACGAATGCGCACCCTGCCCTCTTTTCCTTTCCATTGCAGAAGTTGATCTTCGTCGTGCATGATCTCAAGCAGACGGAAGGCTTCGTTCAATGGCAGTTGAATGAGAGTGTTGACACTGGTGGGCACTTCCTGAACGGTGGCCTGTTCCTTCACCTCTTCAATGGCTCCAAGGGCCATAAGGCGCTTGACGGTGCCATTCTTGCGGGCAATATCCCACTTGGTTTCAGGAACATCAGTGTTGACGCCAGGACTGAGCTGGATCATGCCAGCATCAGTGATAATGCCAAACCCTCCCTCACGCGGCGGGTTTTCAAGTTCAGGGCGATAAGCAATCAACATTTGTGTTCAAAAGAACTGTTCATTAGCTTAACGCCCATCACTTGCCTATCCTCAGGGAGCCTGCAGATACAGGACGCTCTTCGGATAGTAGAGGGCCACGCCACCAACGCGAGCATGAGCAGGAACGATGAATTCCAGACCACGCTGCTGAGGCGGGAACAGCTCAAGCGGTTGCGGAATGTGCAGTTGCACTTTCTGCGGATCGCGCTTGTAGAACACCATGCGGTTCTTCGACAGGGTGCTCTTGTCCGCGTCGAGCTGGTTGATGGGCTCGATGTTGCGGATGTAGGGGTTGGTGCGCAGGAAGTATTCCATCACGGTCACGTCCGAAGAATCGGAATTGCGACGGGTGGAGATGGTGTTGTAATCTTCCCAAGCCATGAGGATGGTGTCGGGCTGCTCCTTCATGTTGGAACCGTTGATGATGGCAGTCACGCCATAGTTCAGCAGATCCAGCATGTCCTGAGCAGTGGTGCCACTATCAGTGAACCACTTATCAGCAGCCACCACGTCAACAGTGGCATTATTGAAGAAGCCTTGGAGGCCAACGGAAGATTCGCCAAACATGGCAACGTCTTCCACCTTCTCTTCATAAGCACGACGAACGGCAGTGGCGCGGCGTTGCTCAAGAGCGATGTTTGCCATTTGAGCGGCACGCAGCTCTTGAACGGTGTAACCGAACGAACCACCAAACGAGCGAATGTTGATGCTCTTCTCGACTTGGCTGATATCGGCACGGGGCAGATCGTCAGCAGCGTCAGCGATGAGCTTGAATTCGCCAGTCGCGTCCATCACGCGATAGGTGAAGGTTTGAGCGCCAGGACTAGCTTCGCTAGTAACAGGCAGAATGGTGGGGTATTTGATGTCGGCATAAGCCACTTCAAACACTTGAGGGCGGATGTACTCAAGCTGACGCTCGAGAAACAGACCCGCTTCATCCATACGGAAATCAGACATTGGAGGGCCTCCTATCAGGTGTCAGCGGTGAGGGTGAACGAAGGACCGTTCAGCTCAACGATCGCCAGGCCAGAACCAGTGACGGAGGTGAGATAACGGGCATTCGACAAAATCGCGCTCTTGTTAGCAATGGCATCGCCAGTGAACTGACCAGCGTACTTAACGCCAGTAGCAGTGTGGATGACGCGTACGGCAGTGGCAGGAGTGCAATCGCCATGAACATACACGGCAACGGCACCTTCATTGGCCACGTTGAGCACTTGCTCGTCCTTCACGCCAGGGCGGCTGTTGGAATCTTGAGCAGTTTCGTCAACATAGGTGAGCACATTCAGGCCCACGACGGTTTCGCCAGTGCCGCCAATGGTCTTAGCGGAGTTGGCGACAGTGCCGCCAGAGTTGTACACCACAACGTTGCCGAAAGCCAGAACGGCATTGGTTTCGTTGATGTAGGTGCCAATAGTGTTGTCACGGATGTCGGAAAGTTGACCTTCCAGCAGTGCGGTCAGCTCAAGCGCATAGCTTTGCTGCACGCCACCTGCCGTCCCGGAACTCACCGAAGAAAAAACGACGGCCATAATCAGCGCTCCTTAGTAACGGAGAGGGGAGTTTTCCAAGCATTCTGCAAATTGTCCATGTAGGACGCAGGAGCAGAAACAGGAGTGGCAATGGATGCCACAGCTTTGCGCAGTTCGTCAGTCGATGCCGAGTCGCTGCGAGGAGCGGCTTCAGCCAGAGTGTCGAACATTGCTTGAACGTAATCGTCGGAACGCTCCGACAGATCAGCGTCGCCACGAACAGCTTTGATCGAGGCTTCCATGATCTCACGGGCGCTCTTGCCAGCAAAATCAAACTCGCTATCCAGATTGGTGCGAGCTTTGTCGATGAGGGCAACGCGCTCTTCAACAAGCGAATCAATGTTCACTTGACCAGCAACAGCCAGGTCGGCCTTGGCGGCTTCCAGCTCTTGCTCGAGGGCATCAGCGCGACCTTCAGCAGCATCGCACTTGCCTTGCATCTCTTTCTTCATGGCATCCATTTCTTCCTTCATTTTGGAAGCGTTGGACATCATTTCATCGTATTTCTTCTTCATGTCCTCGTAGGACATTTTGGCGTCATCGCGTTCTTTAGTGATCGCCAGAGCAACGCTCTCGCTCACTTCAAACTCGGCGCCATCGAAGTTGACTTTAGCAGTCATAGATGGTTCCTCTTTTGTAAGGAGTAATTGTGGGTCAGCGGCATCCAGGCGATCCAGATGCAGCTTCACTTGTGGGCCAGCTCTGCCCCGACGAACCACGGCAATGTGATTACCACTAATGGCGCGTTGAATGCCATCGTAGTTTTCACCATCGTTCGTCACACCAGGAGTGGAATCGTATTCCACTCGGTAACCAGCGCTAACTTCCTTCGCATCCCCTTTCATGATTTTTTCAATGGCATCTTTGTCAGTGATTGTCATGACGGCACGGACGAATCCATTGTCATAAACCACTTCAGTGCCAGAAAAACCCACTTGATAGTCCTTTGTATTGGCGCTATCAAGGAGAATTGGAGGATGTTCAAGCGTGATGGCCTTGCCCGCAAATGAAGCGAGGCTTTCAGGAGACGCCACTTCTTCTTCGGGACGATATTCGCGCCTAACACTGCCGTCCGCATCGGAGTACATTTGCACTCCAGTGCGAGCGATAGTCGCCCAAGCACGAAGATAACCCTCGGGGGTCACTTCATACTTTTCTATGGGCGCGACATCGTAGCGGAAAGAAGTTTCGCTCATGTATTAAAACTAACGAAATAAATGTATTAAACTATGGTTCTTGTTCCACAGGTGAAACACGGTGCGTCATTTCTTGAATAGCTCGGTCAATGCTCTGCGCATGCCACACTGGCAGCGCAAACTGGTCGTGGCGCAACGCATGAAAGACGCTCGTCTCAACAGCGGCCTGTCACAGCGCGATGTGGCTCGCGAATTGCATATTGGCGCAGCCACTTACTGCCGCATGGAACGCGGAGAGAGCGAGCCATCTGCAGTGCAAATTACCACTCTCAGCGGGCTTTATGGCCTTTCAGTGCTTTGGCTATTGGGCATGCCCAACTTTGTTGTCAATGCAGCTCAATCTTCATCATCGTCGTCGCCCTGAAGCCCTTCAAGCTGATTTTCAATGCCTTCCATTACATAGCTTTTAGCAATAGCTTCGGCTTCAAAAACCAGCATTTTCACTGGCTCAAAATATTCATGAGGTTTGTCATAGGCATTGCGCACAAAGATGTGGGTTTCATCAAGGCGCCCATTCTTGAAATGCTGCTCTTCGACTAGCCGCCAGTTGGAAGTGTCGCGATGCTCGTGCGCAGAAAGAATGCACAAAGCTTTCATCACGCCAATGCCGTCTTCTTCTTCTTCGATAACGCGGACGTATTCGCTCACGATTGGTTCTTGCGGCTTTCCACCATCTTAATGATTCGATTGGCCCACGCCCTACCTGCGTCTCCGCCCCATAGAAGCCACGCAATATAACCAGCATCATCCTCTCCACCGCTTTTATTCTTTTCGTGGCGCGAGAAAAATGCTGACATGCGCTTGATCGTGGCATAGCTGATTTTGCTGCCGCCAGCGAGATCGCCTGCCCTGGCCACGCCACTGCCAATGCCTTGCTTGCCAGCTTCTTGCGTGGTCAAGCCGCCTTTGCCGTGCTTCTTGCGCAGTTCCAATCCGCGACGTGCGGCGGAACGAACAGACGATGGAGGGGAAAACGATTCAGCGTCGCCCCTGTCGTCTTCCTCCTCTTCTTCTCCCGCCAGCTCTTTCATGAAGGCCAAATAGTATTCATCGCCCATGTCCTTCTTAGGTTTACGCGACAATCCAGCTTCTGACAGAGCGATCGCCAATGCTTGTTGAGGACTTTTTACCGGCTCGCCACTGCTGCTCTTTAGCTTTCCGCTTTTGAATTCGCGCATGACAAGCGCAATCTTTGCTTGCTTCTCTTTCTTGGTCATT